AAGCCAAGACCCTTGCCGACAGATCCAAGACCGGCCACAGTCGAAAGCGTTGAAGGGGGCTGTCCGTACACCGACGTGCCGGTCTGCGTAAGCGGCACCCCACGGATGATGTCCGACATGAAGCCCAACTGCTTGAACGGATAGTTCTGAGCATTGAGAAAGTCTTGGTACTGAGCGCCCAAGATGTTCTGCATCTGCTGCTGTTGCTGACCGCCGTACTGGTTTTGCAGTTGGTTGATTGCCAAGTTCTGACCAAACTGCGTCTGGCCCAGATTGCCAAGTTGTTGCGCTGACTGAAGCGCCGCCTGCAACCCCTGCAACCCAAGACCTGCACCGTACTGACGAGACTGCTCTCCCAACTGCGCGGCGGCTTGGTTGTACTGAGCGCCCAGACCGGCCTGCTGCATCAGGTTGCCGTAGCCAAACTGACGCGACTGCTCAGCCATCTGCTGCGCCTGCATCCGGGCTTGCTGCTCGGCCAACCGCGCCTGAAGGTCTTGCTGTGCACCGAACTGCTGAGTGCCAAGAGCGGCCTGCAAGTTCTGGCCACCCATCGTGATGCCTGCCTGCTGATTGGCCAGTTGAGCTTGCAGACGAGCCGCTTGCTCGGCGTTGAACTGCTGTTGAGCCTGCTGGTAAGCCGCCTGCAACCCAGTGGCTTGGATGTCGCCCTTCTGCATGGCAAGATTGCGTGCAGCTTCGGCGTTCTCAATGGCCTGACGTGCACCGCCAAACGCACCGGCACGGGCGTACTTTTGACCCCGAGCAGTAGCGGCGATGTCCGCTTGGCGCTGAGCCTCGCGCTGTTGGATGTCCACCACATTCTGCATGTAGGGGGACATGTACTGAGACGCAGTACCTCGGTCAGTAAGAGAGTCCGTGTACACACGCTCCGCAGGCCCCATCTGGTAGGTAGTCAGAGCGCGAGTGCTAAGCCCAGGAGCCGTAAACTTTGTTGGCTGATAGGAGGAAACAGGCTTGTAAAAGTTGGCAAACTGCGAAGGTTTGTACTGGTCGTACGCCAACGCACGCAAGCCTGCTGTACCTGCCATAGCCGAAGCGTCGGCCAACTGAGGCGCTGCCTGCATCGCCTGAGCGCCGGCAAACGCTTGCTGTTGCAGGGGAGAGAACTGCGCAAACCGATCACCCTGATACTGCATGTAGGGTTTGAAACCGCTGATTTGCGGCATGCCCGACTCATCTGTGATTACCCTACCGCTAGCGTCACGCGCATAGTCAAACAGCGTGCTCTCGGCCCCGCCCAGCAGACGCTCTGCATACGGAGCAATCTGCGGCGCAAAGCCGGTTAGGTATTCGATCTGCTGTTGTTGAACGACTGGATCAGGCATGATGCTTCCTTATGCGGGCAGGTGTTTGTCGGCGCGGGTGTTCTTAGCCACCCTGCCTTTGCCGGTTGTCTTAGCGCGTGCACGCTGCACACGATCCATCATTGCGTAGAGTTTGCGAGCGCCTGCCTCTGTTGAGCCGTTGCCCAGTTCAGAGACGATCCGAGCAGGGATCACAAACTCACCATCGGCAAGGCGGGCGGGTTGACGATTGCCGATAACAGCCGGGATGCTGTCGCTCACGCCATCACCGGGACCGCGCAACAAACGGCCACCGTCAGAGTAACCACCGAGGTTGAATTGCCCGCCTTTGGCTGCGCCGGCTAACGTGGTGATGCCGCCGCTGTTGAACGGCGTGATGTCGGCGTTGTCCATGCCCCTGCTGTACGCGCCGTAATCATCAAACCAGAAACTGGAGTTGGGCTGACGGAAGATGCTGTACACATCATCATCACCCTCGCTTCTCTCAGGCTGACGCTCAGGAAGGAGGTTTATTGTGCGGTCCTCAACGGGCACTGTGCTTGCGTCTTGCGTACCAAACAGGAAGTCGGTGATGGGAGTGCCGGAATCTGTGGTGCTCGTGGTACTAGAGCCTGTCGTGCCGGTCGTGCTTGTCGTTCCGGTCGTTCTTAAACCCCCAACCGCCGTTGAGCCGCTGCCAGAGGTAGACGTTCCGCCGCCGGTAATACCGCTGCTGGTTACCGAGCCACCACCCGTAGTACCTGCACGCAGGCGAGCGGCGATGGACTGCAGTGCCAACCAGTTCTCATCCAACGGCGCGTTAATTGCCTCACGCATTTCAGCGTCGGTATAACCTGCGGCCAACAGCGAGTTGTAATACGCAGCCTTCTCTTCGGGCGTCTTGTCAAAAATAGCCCGATTAAACGTGCTGCGCAAGCGCTCGACTGCGGTTTGGTTTGTAGTACCGGTTGTTCCGGTCGTCGTTCCGGTCGTTGTCCCGGTTGTGCCCGTCGTTCCAGTACCGGCGCTCTGCGCGGTTTGGCGTGTGGGATCGGTTGGAATCGTTTTGCGCCCGAAGAACCCAGGTGCAGAAGCAATACCTGAAGCCTCAAGGTAAGGCCGCATCAATGGTGCATTGCCGGGGAGTACTTGATTGACAGGATACGCGCCACGCCCCATCAGGTAGTCGTAAGCCGACTTGGTGCCGCCGGTCATGCTGGCAAAGCGGAACTCGTTGTAGGCCGCACGCGCCTGCATCTCCGGGATACCTTTGATCTTGGCAAAGTCCAGCACCTCGTTGAAGGTAGCGTTGGGGTTGCCTTGAAGGTACCGCGTGAGCATGTCCACAACAGCGTTCTGTGTGTAAGTGCGCTGTCCGGGAGTAATGTCCGTAATGGTCGGCATGCGCGTTGCGCCGCCACCCTGCTCATAGGCAGACCGAACTTGGTCCATAGTCTGCGCCGTGGGTTGGAAGGCGGGGCCGTACGTAACTTGCGGTTGAGGGGCCGTGTACTCAGGCGTCGTGGTATCACCACCATACGTCTGGTCTGAGCCGGTATAACCAGGAACCGTGGGGCCAGACACAACAGGAACCGGATTAACAGGCCTAGTCCTGTACTCGACCGAATTCATGATCTCCCGGCGAATCTGCTCAGGCGACCACTGTGATGCCTTGTAGAACTCAAACCCGCCCTGATCCGCCTCGCGCCCCAACAGGTCGCGGTAAATCTGGCGAAGTTGATCGTCCGTAGCCCGCACGCCAGTGGCGTAGGGGATGGCTTGCGAACCCGCTGCAATTTGATCAGCAAAGGGGTTGGTGGCAGTCGTAGAAACAGCGGCAGGTGCGGGAGCAGGTGCGGGAGCAGGGCGCGTAATGTTGTTTGCCGCCATAAAGTCGGCCACGTTCTGCGCGTTAAAAGACTTGCCGTACTGTGTGTTAACCATGTCAGCAATCTGCTGATTGGTCATGCCTGCGGCAATACCAGACCGTGTTGCAGCAATTGCGGCGGCTTGAGGATCAGCCGCAATACTCTGCTGTGCAGCCAGTTGTCCCGCAGTAGGGGTCGCCATCTGTGTAGTGTCAATTGGCTTAGCCTGCTGCATTGCCGCATACTCAGGCGACTTCAAGAACTCAGCGCGAATCTGGTCGGGTGTGTAGCCCGACTGCTGCCAGAACTGCAAACCACCGGTGTCTGCCTCGCGCTTAAAGACGTCTTGATACAGCCCGCGAATCTGCTGTTCTGTTGCACCGCCGGTGGCCAACGCCACGATGCCGCCGGAAGCCATACCACCGGGTTCTTGTTGTGCCGGAGCAGGAGCCGGAGCAGGTGCGGTAGTTCCTGCACGGTTGATTGCCGAGAACATCGGCAACTGCTCTAGCCCACCCGTGTACTGATTCCATGACATCGGGCGGATGCGCGGTTGGTACTGGAATCCGCCACCAGATGGCATCTGCGTGGCCGTGGGCACAAACGCATCTGCGCCAAGCATGGCGGCTGTACCGGCCCGCATAAGACCAGAAGCCCCACCAACTCCTTGCATTGCCGCAGTGCGCCCCGCTTCAGTGCCAAGCGCACCGATACCCGAAGTAAACTGATCAAACACGCCTTTGCGTGCAAAGTCCTGAGTGGCTTGCGCAGCGATTTGATTGCGCAACGCTTGCTCACTAAGGCCAGACTCAGCCGCACGTTCTATTGCGTCTTTGGGAATGTTGCTCAGCGCCGCTTCTTGCGCACCTGCGTATCCGGCAGAAGTAATGCCACCCGCCAAAGAGGCGCCGCCGTAGGCGCCCAGACCGGCCATGATGCCCTGCCTAAGACTGCCGGTGGCCAGACCTGTAAGACCGCCAACCGCAATAGCCGTACCTGCGGCACCACCTAGACCAAGCATCCCGCCAATAGCAGTACCAACGCCGGGAGCGATAAAGTTAAGGGCAAACCCTGCAATCGCAGGCAGCAGTTTCTTCAGAAAACCGGCTTCTACCAGACCCGTCTCAGGGTTTACGGTAAGCGATCCACCGTGTGCCAAAGCAAGTGCCTGCAGCCCCTGAACTTCTTTTGGGGTCATGTGGACGAGCATCTTGTCGTCGCCCCGGCCTTTTTCAGCGAGGTGGTTGGCTAGTGCAACAAGGCTCATATGCGCCCCTTGGAATTGGTTGGATTCATTTTATTGGGTCAAGTCGTAGAAGGAAAGCGACCCGACCACGTCGCCCGTGGTGGCGCCAGATACGGTTCTTACGGCAACGGTGTAGATGTCACTGACCCCGGCAATCGTTGCGCCCAGTTGCAGGTCAAAGTTGTAGCCGGTAGCGGCGCTTGTGTTCCCAACACCACCTGAACCGGTCGAAGTCACGTAGTCCGTCTGCACGATAGAGCCACCCGTGGTGGCCGTGGCTGCTACATCAAACTCCACATTGGAATCAGTCGGCACTGCCGTCCACGATGCGGCGGTCAGGGTGGGATTCTTGATCAGCGCCACTTCGTAGTTCTGATTGGTCGTGGGCAGAACCTGCACCCGATTGGGCAGCACAACCGCACCTGTGCGGCCAGAAGCAAGCCGGATGGATACCACCGGCAAGAAAGTAGAGCCGATGGTTCCCAAAACTGTGGTGCGTCGCGCCACATGGTCAATAGAGGTCTGCTCAAACCCACCTTCGGAAATCACCGAGCAGCAGATGGCCTTCATCGAAGCCGCCACCGCAGAGGACACCGTTTTGATCTCGTACCGCACCGGCAGGATGGCCGTGGTCATGTAGACGTTGGTAATCTCATTGGCGTTGTTAAACGTGTGGCAGACGATGTACTGACCGTCGATGATGAAGCCGCACCGGACTGAGCCAACGCCAAGCCATTCAAAGTCCATCCACAGAATCTGCGCCTTGGACGGGTCGAGCGTATAGCCGGAGGCTCCTGTGCCATCCAACTTGTCGCCGTTCCAATCCGACTGATTGACCGTGCGGGTATCAGACGGCGTGCCTGTAACCGAAGAACGCAGGACAAAAGAGTAAACCCCGTCGATGCGTTGGAAGAACACGCCATTGCTGTCGTTGTAGTACCCCACACGCTGCGTGAGGTTCAGGCTCATGCTGCTGTCCATCACGAAGGTGGCAAGCACCAACAGCCCTTTACCGGGCTGATACGGGAATGAGCGATAGGACTGCCGCAGCACAGAGCCGACACCGGCCCCAGTGACTTCCATCTTGATCGCCGCTTCGTTGGACAGGAATGTCGTCGTGCCCGTCCCGGTCGTGGAAACGTCAAACTGATTGTCTGCGGCGTAGCGGTTCTGGCTATCAAAGAGCGTGTAGGGTTGACTGACCCGCAGCCGTCCAAAGGCATCGACGTTGGTGCCGCCGATGGAGATTGGGATGGGAGAAGTTGTAGCCACAATCCGCCTCAGTATTGCGTCAAGCCGGTTGAAGTACAGACGCAGGACGTTGTTGAACTGCTCGTGGTAACGCGACTCGTACGCAGTTGGCGCCAACGGCAGGTTTGGGGGTGCAGGGACGGTTGCATCTTCGATCAGCAAACTCATGGTCAACGCCGCCCATCCGGTCTAATGTCAATACGCGGAGCGCCCAACTGCCACGTCGTACCCAATTGGTTAGAGTCGATCTTGAAGATCATCTGGCGCCCACGCACGCGGGTGTAAATCTGCCCGGTGAACTCCTCGGTAATCACGTACGTCGAGCCCCTAACCACCGGCTGGCCCGCGCTGTCGATGCTGCCTGAGCCTGAGTTGTACAACCCATAGAGCGTCATGTTAACGGTCGGCGTGTTGGCCGTTGAGTTCTCAAACGTCAGGTCAGGCAGTATGCGCCAGACAAACCCGAAGTTGTGGCCATCGCCGATGTCGAACTCAGACGACGAGATGTACGCGTTGATGGCGGTGGGCGTTCCGGTAGCATTGTCGTCCAAACCCTGCTCGTGGTTGACGAGGTTCTGGCTGTAGGTAGCAGCCATCGGGTAATCTCGCAGACCGGAGTCAAGCCATGCTGTGCGAGCCAACGTGCCGTAGTACCAGATTTTCTCGACGTAGTTGTAGACGACGTACTTGCCGATGGTGGTGGAACCAGCGGACGGGTAGAACCACCAGACTTCGTTGAAACCCTCGTTGGTTCCGGCAAAGACCTGCTGCGCCTGAGCTTGATTGAAGTCACTGAAGACATACCGGCGCACATCGCAGTTGAGCGTCTGCACCCGACCGTCGTAGGCGTAGAACTTGTCCACGCCCATCCAGTACACCACACCCGAGGCAATCACAGCGGCCTTGGGGCCGACGATGGAGATGTTGTCGCCAAGAAGCTGAGCGCCCCAGAAGATCGGCGCATCCAGATACTGGAGCGAGTAGATGGACGAGTCGGTGAAGACCACGATTTCCTGACGCGCCTGCACTGCCGCAACAATTTCTGAGCCGTGAGACAAGCGCAGACTGCCTGCCTGATTGGTGGCCGAAGGCGTCCAGTTGACGGCGTCTTCCTGGTCAGACCACCGGATCAGCATCGGGTCGATAACTGAGGAGCCGTAGTCATTGCAACCCATCGCAAACACAAAGCGGCTAATGTCTGAGATGAAAATGCCGTTCTGGATTGTCGGCACGTCAGACGCGCCGGACAGAGATGACAGCAGAACGCCACGAACGCTCAGTCCAGTCGTCGCATCCCAGTAATAGATGCCGCCCTTGCGCGGACCAAAGATCAAGTCTTCACCAAAGTTGGCTTGACTCCACAACCGCAGATCACTCTGTGTTGTGCTCGGCGTACCGATGCTCCAAGGGCCAGTGCCCCAAGTACCCGCACCCCAACCAGTAAGCGGCACCACCGTAGCTGGGCCAGTATTGATCTGATACGCCGCAGATACCGCAGAGCCACCCGTAGACACCGCCGGGATAGCAGACGCCACCGTGATGGTGTAGGTGTTGACCGTCAGGACAGTAATCTGGAACTCGCCGTTGAGGAGCGCCGCGTAGGTTCCGGTGACACCGCTGAAGGTTACGAAGTCCCCCGTGATGCCGCCATGAGAGTTGGCGGTTACCGTTACTGTGGTGGTTCCGTTGCCGGTAAACGGGTCGGTGCCCAGCGTGGTGGTTACGCGGATTGGCGTGATGTCGTTATACACGCCGCCGTTTTCGATGTAGAACTTCAGGCTGGTGCCAACACCAATCAGGTTTTGACTGGTCAGCGTGACCCAGTTCCACAGGGAACGGCACACACCAAGAAACGTACTAGAAGAAATGCGTTGCCACCCACCGATGACTTCGGGGTTGCCTTGACGGAAGCGAACCTTGTCGCACTCGTACCATCCGCCTTCGGTGGTGTACCGCGTGTTCTCGCGGTTAACTCCGGGCTTGAAGAGGATTTTCTGGAGTGGCATAACCGTATTCTCGTGTCAAGACAAGAAAAGGGCAATCTCTGCCTCGCGGCGTTTTACCAGACCCGGCAGCACTTTGCCCCCGCCCATCGTCCACTGACGGAAGGCATCTGCCGCTCCGTTCCAGTCATCCCGGTTGGCCCGCATCCTGATCTGGCTGCGCTGAAGGTTGCCTAGCCCTGCATTGAAGGCAAAACTGACCAGAGCGTCAAAAGAGCCTTGACGGCCAGATACGCCGGGAACAAGTCGAAGAACACCACGTTCAAAAGTCCCGACATCATCACGGAATAGTTCGTCGATCTCCGTCTTAGTCCAGACACGGCTGTCCTCCGGCTTCAGGGGAAACTCGTTGCGAAGCATCCCGGTGTAGCCTTCCTTGCGGATGACCGGGAGCCTGATCTGCTCTTGGTACAGGACATGGCCGTAGCCAATCGTCCAGATGTGAGCAGGGCAAAGGTAGGGTTTACTCCTAAACCCCTCATACTTGTGCATGAGGTCTTCGCCCGCCTTGCTCAGTTTCACTTCTTACTCCACTGGCGAGAACCGAACCAGTAGCCAATGATCCCCCCGAGGATTGCCATCTCATCAGCGGAGAAGATCAGGTCGGAGTACAGGATGATGTCGTCCATGCCCTGGATCAGATTCGGGTGGTTCCACAGATACCACGCCATGAAGGCGTTGATGGCCACCAACTCAAAGACGAAGATGTAGGTGACCGTCGGACGGACGGTGCCGGTGTAGTTCACCACCCACCGGGAAGCCTTGTCCATGATCTTCTGGTCGTGCGCCAGAGCCGCCTCGGTCATCCGGGCATCAGTCTCCATCGCCACCTGCTCGGTGCGAATCTCCTCCATCCGGGCCTGGGCGGCAAAGCCTGCCGCTGCCAGTTGGAGTTCCCGCTCGGTCTGCACCTGAGCCAACTTCAGTTCATGGGCTTGGTCTGCCTTGTTCTGGAAGTATTCAAGCAATTTGGGCAGGCCCGAGAGCAGCAAGCCCCCAAGGGTGGAAAGAAGCGACAGCATCTCAGGCTCCTAGAGCAAAGAAAAACAGAAGCACCCCGACCGCTCCCACGCCGATGGAGGCGTAGAACAGGCTAAGGGTGACGGCCAGGATGGCGGCAGAGGACAGGACGATGGCCAGTTGCAGCGCCATACCGGAATATGAGTAGTAGGAAGACTTGGCCTTGGCAGCATCGCGCTTGGCTTCGGCAGCACGGGCCTTTTCCATGATCTCGTCCATGTCGGCGCGTTGCTTGGTGGCCTTCTGCTCGTTGTTGGTGACCTCGTAGATGGTCGCCCGGACGTTCTTGGCCTGATACCACGCCCACAGGTTGTTCGACTCTATGGTTCCGTTGAGAACCGCAGAGGAGTTCCTTCCGGCAAAGTAATTTGTAACAGCAAGGAGTAGAGCAAGCAGGCTAATAGAAACCGCAGCAAGAGCCTTGACATGGGCTTCCCTCTCTGAACGGCTTGCGCCTTCCGGCGGCTTCCTGAAACTCATTGCTGTACCTTGTCGAGTAAGTAGTAACCCAGTCCGATTAAAGCCACCACCACAAAAGCAATACCTGCTCCGTACTTGGCGTTGAGCATGAACTCCTGCTGCCGCAGACGGTGCTCCCGCTCCTTCTTCTCGCGCTCCTTCTTCAGCCGGATGCGCTCCATGATCATCTCGTTGTAAACGCTCTCACCGTAGTGAGCGACGATCAGAATCTTGAGTTCGTACTCTTGCTTGATCAACGCCTGCTTGTGCATCGTGATCTGCAAGGCTTCCTGCTCGATGCTGTCGTCGTGCAGCAGCCGCTTGAAGACCGAAGGCTTCTTGTTGGCCTTGTCGTTGGCTAGGCGGTTGAAGTCCCCGAAGGCGCCGTACCACTTGCCGATCTGACCGGCAACATCCTGTATCTCGCGGCCCGTGGCGACAAGTTTCTTAACGGCTCCGAACGCAGCATTCGCCGCTGAGACTGCCGCGAGAATGCCAGTGATCGGCTCCATACACTACTTGTTCCCTTTCAAGAACTTCTCGCGCTCTTCGAGGAGTTTGACCTTGACCTGAAGGTCATTGATGTCCTTGTAGATTTGCTCTTTCATAATGGCCCTGCGCTCGGCGCTGATCGGACTGTCAGTCGGCACGCCTTCCTTGGTGATGAGCGCGGGCATCTGCCCCTCGATCTTGGTCAGACGCTCAGAGAAGGACGCCACTTGACCGAGCAGCCAAGCGAGCGCAGCCACCACGATGGGAATGACTGCCTTGAGTACGTCTGACCAAGCCATGATCAACCTGCGGCGTCTAGAGCAACCTTACGGTCCCATACCCAGTTGGCCCACTTGGCCGAATCAAACGGCACCCGAGCCTCGGGATTGTTGGGGTCTGCCGGGTCTTGCTCCGTCCATCCCGCGCCCACGGAAGCCAGATAAGCCTGAAGGTCGATCTTGGTCGGAATGACTTCAGCATCGCCCGTGTCGTCGTTTTCCGTCAGGCCCACCATCACCATGTCGCGGGGGCTAGGCGTAGCGGGATCAGCCACAACAAACATCCCACCAACACCTTCGGGGTGCAGGCAGAGGAAAGAAGGTACGGTGCCGTCAGCGTTGAGACGGTACTTAATGCAATGGTGTGCCATCGAGTGCTCCTTGTTGGGCGTACTGCCCGCTGAAAAGATATGCGCCAAAGTGCCCCAGGACGCACCACGGGGCAACCCAAACCTGTCCGCCATGCTCACGGTACATATGGCAGAAGTTGTAGTCCTCCGAGAGCAATTGGTTGTCTACGTTCTGCACCTTGAAGTAGTCGTAGACCTTGTCCTCGGGTTTGATCGTCACTCCGCCGTTTGTGTACCAACCCACATGGGGCTGAAGTTTCTCAAACACATCGCGGCGGATCAACATGAACCCGGTGCCGACGTGCTTGACCTGAAACGGCAGGTTGGGGTCGATCATCTCGTGACCGGGCAACTTGTTCACGTTGAACACGCCGGTCAGGTTGGACAGGTTGGGATGATTCAGTACCGCCCCCTGCCGCACCTTTTCCCAGTTGATGCCCTTCATGGGCACCGCCCCGCCGATGATCCCCTTGTCCGCCTTGACCATCCGGGCGATGTCGTTCGCCACGAACTTCTGATCAGCGTCGATAAACATCAGATGGGTGGCGTCCGGCATCCCCATGAAGTGATGCGCGATGGTGTTGCGGCCCCGCTGCACCAAGGACTCGTTGCCGAGGAAGATGCAGGTCATCTTGATGCCGTACTGGATGCAGGCTTCCTTGAGGGACAAGAGAGACTGCGTGTACTCCGTACACATCATCCCGCCGTAGCAGGGTGTGCCGATGACCAAGTGCATTACGCCGCCTTCTGATCCGGGTCGGGAGCCTGCTCAAGCAGGGGCGAGTTGGTCAGGGACGAACGGTCGAACACCGAGAAGCCGCGACGGGCAGCGAACTTGGCCGGGTCTTCTGCCCACTTGTCAGCACAAGCCTCCAACCACCGCATCGTCATCTCGTGCGTGGGAGCCTGACCGTTGGAGATGAGTTGGTTCTCCATGTTTAGGTAGGCAAAAACTTCTGCCTGCGCCTGAGCAGCGTTGATGCCCAGATCAAACAGATAGATCAGGTTGCCCTCGTCGATCATGCCGTTGCGGCTACGGGCGGCGTTCAGAGCCTGCTTCATGCAGGTCATGATGTGGTAGCGGGACTCCTCGCGCTCGTAGTCCTCTTCCGTGATCTCTTCCTTGCCGACCTTCTCAAGCAGTTGCTTGTGCTGATTGACGAAGAAGTTCATCTTGCGGATGGCACCGTTTACGGCGTTCTGGGTGCCCTCAAGGTGGCTGTTGATCTCCAGAATCTCGATCTCAAGCAGTTCCCGGTCGAGTTCGTCCGTGCAGGAAGCGAGTTCACGCTCTTTCTTCTTGAGGTCGTTTTGCTTCTTGCGAAGGTTGATGTACGCCTCTTGGAGCGCCCCACGGGTGCGGTCGATCTCAGCCAAGGTGTGCTTGATGGAGCGAATCGGCGTAATGGCCGTCACGTCCAGAGTCACCTGCATGAACTGGCTGTGGCTTTTGTGGAAGTTGCTCGTATCCCGCACGACGGCAGGCATCCGATCCTGAATGTTCTTCAGCATCAGGTTGTACTCGGGCTTCTTCACCGCCAGAGCGGTGTTCATGTTGCTGATGATCAGATCGTTCAAAGGGTTCTCCTTGGGTTAAAGACCGCCATTGGCGTTAGAACAACCGGCCAACCCGGACGTTGCGATGAACAAATCACCAAAGTCCGTAGCGTTGCCGGTGGACGCAATGGTAATGTAGTCCATAACATTTCGGCGGTTACCACCGGCGCTGCCCCCAGCCCACATACCACGAGTAGTTGAAGATGCTGCGGAAATCTGCGTTCTCGCGACCGTGAGATCGCCAAAATCTACAGCATTGCCGGTTGAGGCAATGGTTATGTAGTCGATTACATTAACGTCGTTAAAACTATTGTCAGCACCACCACCAAACACACCTCTGGTAGAAGAACCACATCCGGCCACATAGCCGCGAGACACTGTCAAGTCTCCAAAGTCCGTAGCGTTGCCGGTGGAGGCAATTGTGATGTAATCAATTATGTTTACATAACTCAGAATGTTCCCACCCGCAAACACTCCGGTTGTCGAAGATGAGCAAGCGGCTGCGTAAGCACGTGCCGCAGTAGAGTCGCCAAAATCTGTTGCGTTCCCAACAGAAGCAATCGTAACGTAATCAATTGTATTTACGTTGGCCGTTGTGTAGCCGTTACCAAATACGCCGCGTGTAGAAGAGTTGCATCCGGCAAGACCATATCGTTGTTCTGTCAAGTCTCCAAAGTCTGTAGCATCTCCAGTTGTAGCAATCGTGACGTAATCAATCACATTAGAACGACTACCAGTATTACCACCTGCAAACAGCCCGCGTGTCGAAGAAGCGCAGGCGCCCAAATCTCCACGCGCAACAGTCAAATCACCAAATGAATAGGCATCTCCGGTAGTTGCAATATTCACATACTCAATAATAGTCGTAAACGCGTTTGAAGGTAACGCGCCCCCGCCGAACAGCGCCATCTGCGAACTCGTCGGCGTGGGTTGGACTGCGGCGGTAGCGGAGGAGCAGCCTGCAAGTCCCTGAGTTGCGGTTGGCAAATCGCCAAAGTCCGTTGCGTTGCCGGTGGAAGCAATGGTGACGTATTGAATTACGTTTGTTTTTGTGCTGCTGCCAATGTCTCCTCCGGCGAATACGCCTCTTGTGTCAGAGGAGCAAGAGGCCAAATATCTTGTGTTTTGAATCAAGTCACCAAAATCTATAGCGTTGCCTGTGGTCGCGATTGTGATGTATTGGATGACATTGATAGTGCCTGCTGTAGTATTTCCACCCGCAAACAAGCCTCGTGTGGCAGAGGCGCAAGATGCCATAGCACCCGCTTGCGCGGCCAACAAATCTC